TCATTAATTGTGCAACACTACTTAAAAAAGAACGAAAATCAAAAGAGCCAGCAATAGCTTCTCCAATTCCTTGCATTAATGTAGATACAGTAGAACCCAATACACTGGCTACGGAATTTGCTTGCTGCATCTGTGCTTGTAATTGTATTTGTACATTCTCTAATTCTTTATACTTGGCAATAAGAGCAGATAATTTTGAAATTTCTTCTTCTGATATTATAGATTTAGATGCTATATTCTCAATAAGTGTTTTTGTCAATGAAAGCTCATTATTAACCCTTTCTAATGGTGTGACATCAAATATATCATCCAAATTCTTTTGGATTGACAAAGAATTTGAATATTCTTGAAGCATCCGGCCTACATCGGACAAAGGTACTTTAAGACTTNTGGCAGCTTGGCTGATTTTTTCAAAAACAGATAGAAGGTTATCACCATATTCCCCGTTAAGAGCATCTTCGAGTATTTTCTTAAGTGCGTCAACCTTCATGTACGCAATTTCCGTCTCACTTTTGATATTGCCGAAAATACCTTCTGCAGCAGCTTGTTCTTCTACTTGGAAGAANGCTTCTGCTATTGCTGTTTCTACATCTTTAAATGTCTGTTTAGTTCTATACCCGAGCTCATCCAAAAGTCCGAGAAGATACTGGACTTCAGTAGAATCAATTTTAAACTGGTGTTCTGGGCCAAGTAATTCCTGTATTTTGCTTATAACATATTCTACTTTTTTACCATGTGCATCAAAGTCATCAAATACCTGTCCAATGTTTTCAAATGAAGAAAAAGCAGCTTCAACATCCCCTTTGAGTCGTTTAAAGAAGTTGTTTACTTCCGCATATTCTTCATTCATCCCAATTTCTTTCTTAATATCGGACGTTAATTGTCCGGCTTCATCTAATTGGGCATTTACTGTGTCAAGATAAGAAGAATATTTATCAAGTTTGGAAAGCACTTCTTCATAATCAGAAGACTTCAATAAACCTTGTTCCAATCGGGATTTGGCAAGGGCTGCCTGATTAACCAGATTTTCAACTTCTTTACTAAGATAAGCAGAAAGAGCCTGTAATTTATCAAAAGGCAGTTGTTCAACACGCTCTTCGAATAAAGTATCAAAATCGTAATCAACAGAAATCTTTGGTGCCATATTCCCAAATTTTTCAATCTCTTTATTGAGTTCTTTGGCACCTTGTGTAAGAATTTCTACTTCAGCCTGTATTTTTTTAAATAAAGATTTTCCTAAATCATACCCACGTAGTCCATCTACACTTTCAAAAAACTTTTCTATCGCTTTATATCCTTCTTCAAGAGTAGCATCAAATTTAGGTGGTTTGGTGAGCCAAATCATACCGGAAAGAATTGCCCCTACTGCCGTTAATTTTGGGATAAGCCTTCCCAACCAGGCTAAGAAAGAGCCGGATTCTGCGGTCTTTATCGCAGAGGCCATAATTCTAAACCCTTTAGTAACAGAACCTACAAGGGTTAATACGGTGCTTATTGATTTGGAAAACAATCCAAAAGCAAATGTTACCGGACCAATGGCCGCTGCAATCAACCCCCATTTAATGATATTCTGTTGTTGCTCATCTGACAGTTTATTGAATTTATCAATAAGTGACAATAAGAATGTAGTGGCTTCTTCTAATAAAGGTATAAGCGGTTTTTTAATTGCCTCACCCAATTCTATTAAAGCAGAATTAGCAGAAGCGGTAGCCTGTTGCCATTTATACCTTAGAGTGTTTTCCATCACTTCTAAAGCAGAATTAAATATCCCAGCAGAATCTCCAAGGTCTTCAAATATAGCTCTGTTTACCTCAAGGTTTTGGCCCATTATATCAAACACACCGGTCAATGCACGGATATTTCCAAAAATATCCTTTGCAAGTTCAAAGCTACCAACCTCTTTAATGGCAGAGTCAAACTTTTCAAGTGCTGCAAAAAGACCTTCATTTACCATTGTTTCTCGCAATATCCTTGCAGAAATTTCTGTTCCGTCCATTGCATTACTTAATTGACGGAAAGCAGCTTCTGCTTCTTCAGAAGGTCCTATTAATTGAGATAAGAATTGTCGGATTTGTACTGCTGCGGTACGTGCAGGTGTACCTGTTCTTGTCATGGCTGCAATAGCTGCGGCCACATCATGAAATTCAACATTTAATTTTGCGGCCACCGGGAACACGTGACCCATTGAGGTAACCAAATCTTGTGCCTCAACTTTCCCTAAACGCACAGCGTTAAGAAGAATATCCATTGTTTCTGCTGCGTTGACGTTTTCAAGGCCAAACGCATTTATTGCATCTGTCGCAAGGTCGGCAACCAATTTAACATCACCCATACCCATGGAAGCCGCTTGTGCAGATTTTCTAAGCACTTCCAAAGCAGAAGAACCACGTAAACCGGCGGAAGTGATAAAGTACAGACTTTCCGCCAGGTCTTGTGGTTTTTGGGCCACTTCTGCGGCCATAGAAAGAATGTCATCTCTCCACTGGGCTACCTGCTGCCCAGAAACCTGAATTATACCGGTAATTTTAGAAAGAAAAAATTCAAAATCAGCTTCGGCTTTAACTGCAGCAACACCAACGGCGGCAAGAGGGGCTGTTACATATGTAGACATGTCCCTTCCAATACGTTTCAAACGAGTACCCAAAGCCGCAAACTTTTGGCTGACTTTTTCTATGTCCATGCCAACCTGTTGCGTACCATTAGAAAGGGTCTCATTGGCTTTTTGCATTTCCTTTTCTGCTTCTTTAAGACCTTTCTTAAATTCAGAAATGTCCATACCCAAAGAAGCAACCAAAGCACCTATGTTAACATTTCCAATCATTGTACTCGTCTTTTACGTTTTCTTTTTTCTACCTGTCTCACATGGGCGTTTTGTTGTGATGCGATAGAAAGCATGGTAGCCAGCATTTGTTGTGTAGATTGTTTTGTTTTTTGCGCATCCTGTTTATCCCATGAGAAAGGTATTAACTTTTTAGGGTCGAATTGTTGTCGTTTCAACGTTTTACCGGAAGAGTTCCAAATATGAACAGCCACCAATCGAGCAGCTTCAAACACTGTCCTTACAAATAACTCTTGTCTACCTTCTTCCATCTTTTTGTGCAGCTCGATAGCTTTTGTGTATTCTATCGGAGTCAGCTCATAAAATTCTCTCTCAGAAAGTCCTAAAAAAGCTATNGCAGCAGCACAATAGTNATCAAAATCAGTGCCGGTTGGTGCTTCTACTTTTTTTCCGCTTGTACAGTTTGTCCAGGATTGCTGGCTTTTGGGAAAAACTCCGGTATAAGCTTAATGAAGTCAAACAGACAGTCATCCAGAAGGCCTGCCATATCCTCTTTCTTATAAGGACATTCTTTGCCTTCTTTTGCATACCCGCTTTCAAGAGCGAACAACAGCAGGTATTCGAGGTCCCCACTAAAAATATCGTCCATAATGCCATTTTGAGACATTACGGACTTTCCTGTTTGCTCTTGGAATTTCTTAAGTGCCGTATAAGCTATACAAACAGGCAACTTTTCATTGTTTACTTTTAAATACTTTACCATGATTAAAAGAATTTATTAGAAATACCATGATTAGGTAAATGCACAAATTAGGCTTCATTACTACTATCAGAGCTTCCAGAAACTTCTACTTTACCGGAAATCTGAATAGTTACGTCCATGGTGATTTTGTCACCAATAGGCACAGAAATCGGCAATTCATTGACAAAGCCACGGAACGAAAATATTGTTTCATCCGGGTCTGGGAAATGAATTGCATAATCCTGAAGGTCATCATTCTCAAAATCCTCATTAAAGAGGTCATAACTGGCTCTGGTAAAATTCATATTAAGATTGACAGTGCCAGGTTCCCGAAGACCACCAATGTACTGTCTGTACCCTTCTATATCGTCCAGGGTAGTGACATCAATGGTATCTCGGGACTTTCCAGGTCCTTCAATGGAGTTAATTTCGGCAACCATTACCCCATTTCTAAAGAACTTGGTACCTTGTCCGGAAATAGCATTTGTACTCATAATTCTTCTTTTTTAGTTAAACATTTTCTCGTCTTTGTACTTCAAAATTAGCTACAAAGATGGGCTTATTGTCTTCATACCCTAAGAAGAAAGGCGGCACAAGTTCTTTGATTAAGCTGTAATAAGTACCGTTAATTACCTCTCCATGTACTCCTTGTAGCACACTTACAATATTATAGATTTTTTGAGAACATTGCAAGAAGTTCTTACCACGCACACGTATCTGAACAGAATCTCTTCTATAGGTTTCTCCGGTTATCGCCAAATCAGGAGAACCCCCAGAAACATCATAGATAGTAACACATTCTATAGGTTTTGGCGGCTCAAAAGAAACAAATAAATTGTCTCCGGACACCAGACCTATGCCACTATCTTGTAAAAATTGTTGTATGTCTATTGAAGCAGGGTTCATACTGTATCAGTTTTTATGTTTTCTGACAAAATTCTTAAAATTTCCCCTTGTAACCTCTCTAAATGTGCCTGAAAAAATTTAGGACCAGAACCTGGGACATTCCAATTTTTTGGCTTCATATCTTCATGGACTATCGCAGCATAATTGGCAGAAAACCCAAAAATCATATTTGGGTAATTCTTGGATTGTGATAACCCGTTCATTTGGGCAACAAATGTTTTTTGAAATGCAATATGTTTGGCTGGAATACTATGTGGTTTGACCGGTGCCGGATTTGCCATATCAACCTGTCCTCTGCCTTTGATTACCGTAAAAAATGATGCACGAAGGTTTCCTGTGTCTACCGGAATCAAAGGTATTTGAGAATTCATTGACTGTCTTACCGCAACAGCTACCTTTATAAAACCGGCATTAGTCACAGAGCCCTGCATTTGCTTGAGAGCCTTATTGAGGTTTTTCATCACCTCATCTATGCCTTTTATAGTCATCTTTGCCATCCTACATATGCTTTTCTAACAAATTCTGTTTGGGATTTAATCATTGGTATCTTGGTGAATCGTATCACCTGATAAGCTTCATCATATTCTTGCGGGTCATCCGGTGTAGAGCTATCAACTGTTCCCAGCGCAATATAATCAAGCCTTTTAATGTCTACCGGTATAAGTATTTCCGCAACACTTTCATATTGTTTTCCAAACTCATCAATTACCGTACGTTGGTCATGTTCCCACCGTACCTTTACCTGTGTGGGAGCATCAAAAGAAGGCTGTCCGTATTCATCATTCCCGGCATAAGACCATAAAATGGCATCTTGCACACAAACAGTTTCTATAAAGCTTTGAATACCCATAATTAAAAAGATTTAAAGTAAAGTGCATCACCGGTAATCCCCTTCAAGGTATTAGTTGTGTCCAAAGAAATAGCCGTTTGTCCATAAG